CTGGTTCATTAGAAGGGTCACGATAAAGAAGAAGAATACGATTATACAGAACAAGACCAAGAAGAACAAGACAAAGAAGTGCAAGACCAAGAAGAACAAGACAAAGAAGATGATTTTTTATAGAGGTAAAAAAGAAAATATAGCAATATTATATGGGTAAAAGAACATACAAAAATATAAAAAACTATAATAGAAAGAGATTAAAGAAAACGTTAAAAGGAAGGCATAGTAAATCTTCATTTACGAAGTTAAATTGTAGTCCAGAAAATAAAGAAAAAACGTATACTTGTTATACAGACGCAGATATTTATAAATTACAGGATATGTGGAATGCACGACATCCAGATAAACCAATCAAAACAAAAAATACAAAACAAATATGGGAACAATTAAAACAATATTACGCAAATATTTGCAATAAAGAATCTTGTTGGGTGCGTCAAATGACCAAAAATACAAAATTAGAACGTGAATTGTTGGACGCATTTGCCCCAGAATCACCAAAAGACTGGAAAATAAATCCAAATGAATGGCTGTCAAGTATTGATATATTGCAAGTTATGAATCAATATGAAAAAAAATATAAATGTTTTGATTTTTTAGGACCATCCCCAATAGATTATGATACACATATGTTAAATCGCGAATGTGTATGGGAAGAACTTTGCCATTTTGAATTAGCAGACCAATTGAAAAGAAAACATACTAAAATTGGTGTAATATTTAATTTAGACCCACATAATAAAGGCGGAAGCCATTGGGTATCATTGTTTATTAATGTAAAAAACAAAACAATATTTTATTTTGATAGCACAGGAGATCAAATTCCTTCACAAATTAAAAAATTCGTAAATACAGTTATTCAACAAGGAAAAAAACTTCCAGAGCCAATAGATTTTGTTTTTGACCAAAATTATCCAATTGAACATCAGTATGGAAATACAGAGTGCGGTATATATTCAATATTTTTTATTACACATATGCTTGAGGACAAAATTACCACAAATTATTTAAAAACTCATATTTTAAAGGACAAATACATGCAAAAATTTAGAAAAATATATTATAATCAAAATGGAGATATTTAGAACAGAGATATATAAAATCAATAAGTAAAATATATACATAAAAATTAGTTTATTATGTATATTATGAGTAATTTAACACAATTTAAAAATAAACAGAATCTGGCTTTATTATGGAATATTATATTAGATGAACTACATATTAATACATCTAATAAAAATCTTATGAACAATATTAATGCTATATTTGAAGGTAATATTAATCCTTTCGTATCAAGAGCAAATAAAAATACCACTTTAATGGAATTAAATAAATTATTTTTGTCACAAGTAGTATTAGCAGTTAATCGTTTATTTCCTAATTTTACACAAGAACAAAATATAAAAAGAATAACAATATCAGATGAAGAAATTTCAGAACCGTATAAGGTAGAAGACATTCATGCTTCAAGACAGAATGATTTTGAAAAGGAAGTTGAAAGAAAACAAATGGATTTAGATACTTATATGACTCCTCAAAAACCAAGAGATTTAGATTTTTCAGATAAACAAACTGATTCAAAAATAAAATCTATGGATTCTCTTATTGCTCAAAAAATGGCACAAAGAAATATGGAAATTGATCAATTACAAAATAATGCATATAATTCAAGTATTGATCCTGAAAAATGGTTAACTCCTAAAGAAACATCAGTTAAAAATGAGAAAAATATTGTTGTTAAAGAAAATATTAAATTAAAAGTAATTGATTTTAATGATAATCAAGAAACTAATAATAATCAAAAAAAAGTATCTTGGAATGATGATGAACCAACATTAAATATATTTAATAAACTTAAAAAACAATCAACAATAACCGAAACTCTGGATTTAAACGACGAACTATATTCTAATGAAAATCAATATGTTGAACAAAAATCAATATTGCTTCCAGATGTAAAACAAGAAGAAATTAATAGAATTCAAGCAACAATGTCAACAATGAATGATCCAATATTACCAAAAACAGAAATAGTAAAACAATTAAACGAAATGAACAAAAAGATTGATAACATTTATGAATTAATAATTAAACTAACAAATCAATTAAATACAGATCAATTAAATACAAACCAATTAAATACAAATGAGAATATTACTTTGTTAGTTGATGAACAAGAAACACTTGAAACTTAAATATTTTCTTTAACAATCTCATATTCTCCTCTTTGATTTTTAACTAATTTTCCAAGCAATATTGGTCTAACACCAGGAACTTGTTTTGCTTGAATTACGCTATCATAATCATAAACTTGTTTTGTATCCATTCTAAGCATATATCTTTTTCCAGTTGGCTTATGTGTAAATGCTCTCGCTTCCCAATCAATTACAACTTTATTAATATCAGCAACAGTATCATTTTCATCTTGAGAATAATTTGGATTATAAGCAAAATCATTAACTGATGGTTGTCCAAATGATAAGCAAACCAATCCTTCTTTTGTGCTTGATTGAACATGTGTCGCACAATCAATTGCTGCTTCTTTCACTGCTTTTAATAATTGTGATGTCAATTGTTCTTTAATAGTTGATATTTCAAATAACTTTTGGTCTGAGGATTGAGGAAGATATGGCTCATTTTTAGAAGTATCTTTTAACTTTAATTCAGTTGCATAATCACTATCTAATTGTTCCTGAGTAAATGTCATTATATATACAAATACTTCAACAGTTTGTAATGCTTTTGGCAAACCTTGATGCGAACAAATACGGCGTGCTCGACCAATGACCTGTTCTAAACGCACTGGATGCCAATACGGCTCCATAATATGAACATAACGTGTATTTCTTAAATTAATACCTTCAGAACCAGCAGAGGTAATCATAAGTATCTTAACAATTTCTCCTAAATTATTATTACTACTTTTTGCTCTTAATTGTGTAGCAATATTATTTGGAATATAATCCCACATTCCATTATAAACATTACGCAAAATTTCTCTTTCTTCAGAATCTTCTGTTCCTGTATACAAAGCATAACAGGGTTTTCCCATATCTTCTTCACTCATATTAAGTTCCCAACCATCAGAACCTGTTCTTTTAATTTTAAATTTAGCAAACCCATTTGCTTCTAAAACTAAACAGAAAATACCAATACCTTCCATTGATCTAAATTGACTATAAATCAAATGTAATCCTGGATGATCTGGATCTTCAATATTATCAAGCATCGCTAAAAATTTTGGACTATAGGTTTTCAATCCTTCTGGAGACAAAAATTCACTAGAATGTATTTGGAGATACCTCATAGAATTCTTTATAGCTTCTCTATATTCAATAGAACCCATTTTTTCTAATATTTCATCACCTTCTAATTCATCGGCCTCCCTTAATATCGCATCTTCATCCTTATAATCTTCTAATTGTACAACAGTATCGTCTTGCTCATCAATAAACTTTTCAGCCAAATTTGGAAGTATAATAGATTGTTTTGTTTTTGCACCACCAGTAACACCTGAATCTGAATCTGAATCTGAATCTGAATCTGAATCTGAATCTGAATCTGAATCTGAATCTGAATCTGAATCTGAATCTGAATCTGAATCTGAACCATCACCTCCTTTTTTGGAAGCCTTTTCTGCCTTCTTTCTTTCCTTTTCTTCAGCCTTCAACCTTTCTTTTTCTTGTTTCTCCTCAGCCTTCTTTCTTTCTTTTTGTGTCTTCTCTTCAGCCTTCTTTTCTTGTTTCTCTTCAGCCTTAGTTTGTTTCTCTTCGGCTTTTGCTTGTGCAACCTTAGATTTTAATCTTTCTTTTTCGGCTTTTTCTTCTGCTTTTGCTTGCGCAACCTTAGATTTTAATTTTTCTCTTGCTGCCTTATCTTCTGCTCTTAACACCTTATCTTCTGCTTTTGATACCTTATCTTCTGCGATTTCAACTTGTTGAGGCTGAGTTTTGTCAAAAAGCCATCCATAATCTATTTTTTCAAAATATGTGCGAATAGGTTCCCGATTATTGTTAGTAAAGTATGAAGTTAAATATCTATCAAGCCCCTGTTTAATAATAACATTATCACTAATCCATTTATCTTCTGGAATTTCTTCTTTAAATACTTCAAATTTTTCCTTTATATCTTCGTCATATTCATCCATTTCTTTAAAATGGGTTTCTTTCATCCATTCAAATACTTTATCCATTTTTTTTGCTTCAGCGATTGCTCTATATTGAGAAGGATTTGGTCGTCCAGGCGGAGTTGGCATTACAAAATTACACGCTAAACGTGAAAAAATCCGATATGTTGACGATGGTTCATTAAAAAGTCCATCAGCATTAACAACAGCTACTGATTTTTTTTTAGGCTTTTCAATTTTTCTTTCCTCGTGACGATAATCTTCATAAATTTTAAATTGATAATCGCTCATAGGAATATATACTTCGTGCCTATCGTGGTCTCTGTCATATGCTGGTAATAAATCTTCTTGTGCTGATCTAAAATAGGAGGTTAACCCTATTATTCTGCGTTTAAATTTATCAACATTAGTTATGTTTCCAGTATCTTTGTTAAAAAATATATTAACAAATTCTTCTAATGTATCTGGTAATGCGGTATTTACTGAAAATGTTGTGCCTTTCGCGACGGCAGTAATGTCATTTTTTTTCAAAATCTTAACAATGCGTTGAATAAAATCTACATCAGATATTTGGC